ATCAATTCCATTTGTCCAATATCCATTTTCTGTAGTAAACCAAGATGTTATTTGGTTATTGGTTTCAATTATAAATGGATATGTTGATTGATAATCTTCTGTTCCACCTTGACCCCAAATAATCTGATACCCAATATCATTTGAATTAAAATATACCCAACAAGAATAAGTTCTTTTTCCAGAAAGTGGAGCAAGACCAGATGGAGTAATTAAATAATCATTACCAGAAAATCCGCTTGCAGAATTTCCTATCAATCCAGCAGGATTTGAAAGTGAGCCAACAAGTGTAAGATTTCTTCCGTTGCTACTTGAATCAGTCCAGCTGATATCATCTAATTTCCAATATGCTAAAATTCCAGCAAATAACGAAGATGATGTGGATAAATAACCCATTTTTTTAATTATTTATTTTATCTATGGTCTTGTCTATGATATTATCTGCTGGGACTTTTTCTTTTAACCAACTATTAAGAACTCCAAAATAAACAAGATGTTCACTATTAATTAAAAATAATTCATTACCAAAACTATCCTTATAAGGTTTAATTCCAGAATCTTCAACTAGATCAATTGCTTTTTCTTTTTTGAATTTGATTCTATACATTTTAATTAAATTATTATAACGTTCACGCGCTTGACAAGTAATAAGAGCATCATCACCAATAAAAGAAATTAATCCGCCGTTATCTTTTTGATATTGCTTTGGGGTGCTTGCATCGTATGAAGATTTGTCATCTTCTATTTTATTTGGTGTCACAGTAGCGCAACCAATTAGAAAAAAATTAAGAGCTAATACGCTTGCGAACTTCTTCAAGATTTTTCTCCTGCACTTCTTTTTCTATTTCACTTTGATAGTGGACTTCTTTTTGAGCTTCTTGACGCTCTTTCATTTCTTTTGTATTCTTTGCGCCGAATACGTTATTAATTGCTGAGAATATTCCAGATACTGCTGATAGTAAAGCTTGGAGTATTCCAGTTGGCATGATTACTCTACGTAACTTGCTGTAGCATCTTTACATCCAGATGCAATAGCGTTAAGTACCTTAATAGCCAATGCAGTATTTCCATCAATTCTAGCAAATTGTTGAGCGTAGATATCTTTAATAACACTAACGTAATTTACCCAATGAGTTTTTTCTTGTGGAAGATAATCATTAAGAGCTTTTTGTAATTCTAGTGGAGTTGGTGCTATTCCAGCTGTTAGCCCTTCAACAATCGCTGCTACATGATTAATCATTTTGGCTTTTTCAACTCTATCATCACCAGAAACCGCTTGATCAAGGACAACCGTACAAGCTAATACAACTGCTGGTTTAACATAAGGAAGAGCGTTGGTAACACTTGTTGCTGCATCAACTTGACCAGTTGGAGTTGTAGCACAAGCACCAAGAAATACGCTCAAAAGAGCAACTGCAATTAAATTTAATTTATTCATATGTTTTCTCCAGTTCTTTTTTCTGCTTCGTTTGTTTGAGCTACTGTTCCACCAGTAACTGCTGCATCTTTTACTGTTAATGCAAAAACTATACCACTAACAACTGCTACTAATTTTGAAATTCCAAGAATATAAACTTCTGCATTATCTGGAAGAAAAGCTACTAATGAAGGATCCGAATGAATTGCTATTGCTGTACAAACTGCTACAACTGTGGCTATTCCAGATGAGCTAGATCTCCAATTAGGGCCAAATATTTTAGATAACATAGTTTTCATAATATATTACACTATATTATATGTATTAAAAATTAAAATATCAATACTTTCTTTCTATTATTCAAAACACCATATAACACATTTCCACTAGCGAATATTCCTCTATTTCCAAAAGTTGGATCCAGTTCAAAATTAAAATTTAATGATGCTGTTTTATTCTTACCTATAGAAGAGTCATAACTAATATTATCAAATTTACAACCACTAAAAATTAATTTTGTTGGGTAAACGCCAGATTTGTTTGTATTAAAATCAACAACAACATTATAATCATCATCGCGATTTAAAGTGTCAAAAAATGAACCACTTAGATTTTCTTCTACAATAAAGCTTGTGCTTAATTTTCCATTGACTGGAAATGATAATTTTCTTCCTAATGGAAATTTATAATTTAATGATCTTAAAGCATTTCTTTGAAAAGCTAATGAATATTCTAAACTTTGAATTGTATCTGTGTAAAATAAAACTCCAGTAGTATTATTTGTATAAAAAGTAACACTAGCATCTCCTGGTAGGAGAATATTTTGTCCACTTATTCCAGTTTGATAATAATTTAAAGCTTGCGGAATTATTATTTGATCAGTTTGAGGTTGATTTATTCCAGATTTTAAATCTAGTGTTGTATAACGTATTCCACTGCCACTTATATAAAAATTAATATTATCAGAAACATAAGATTGAGTTACTATTGGTATTGAGTCAACCGATACCCTAAAATTATAATCTGTTAAGTAGCAATTTTGAAAATTTAAAACTGCATAATTATTTGAATTTGGATCAATAACATCATTAACCGTAGTTGGATTTATATCTAGATTTGTTAAAGTATAGTTACCATATAAATCATTTTCATTTTTATTTATCACAAGATAAAAATCTTTTTCGTCTGTAATTGAGTTATCTTGGCATAATCCAGAAAACATTGGGGCATTAAATCCAGAAAAATGATTAACGTTAAAATTTAATCTATTTTCATTTGTAACTCCATCTGGAATATACGAAAAACTAAAATTTACAGTTGGAGAATTTAAATCATTTCTAAATATACTTTTATTAACACCAAAACCTATAAGACCTATTCGAGATTGATCGATTGAATAATTGAAATTTTGTATTTTTTCTAATCTTTTGAGTATTTGATAACCATTTAAATAATAATCCGTAGATGCATTTTGTTCTCCAGAATAAGGAGCAAAATATAGTCCTTGTGTATTATATATTATTCTATTCCTTGGCATACCTTTTACCTTAATAAATTTACACTATAAATGAATTTATAGAATAAAAGTAATTTTCTCTGTATAATATATTATGAAAAAATATTGCATAAATTGTGGTTCTGGAACCGAATTCTCTTCTGTTAAGCCTAAATTTTGTAGTGGGTGTGGGCATAACTTTGATACATCTTTTGCTGGGGTTAAACCACCAGTTAAGCAGACGATAGAAAGAAAAATAAAACCAAATATATCTTTAGATAATACTATTGAAATTGATAATGATGACGATTTTGACCATGATGATGTTAATAATGTCCCTAATATAAATGAATTAAATGTAGATTGTGAAGTTCAAAAATACCAAGGCATTAAATTCAATAAAATGATGGATAGTCCAATTAATCCATCTTTTGGATCTATTAAAAAAGAAAAAATAAAAGGAAAGAAAGTGTCAAAAAAAGACGCTCAAGAGTTCTTTGATAATTTCTCAAAAGAAGCTGGAGCAATAAGACCTAAGAATAAAAGAAAATAAAATGCCAGCAAAGAAATCTAATTTTGAGTCAAAAATCGATGAGATTAATGCTGAGATTTTTAAAAGAAAACATAAATGGAGTTTGACTTCTTTATCGTGGCTTGACTTTAGTGATGTAGCTCAAATATTAAGAATACATATATATAAAAAGTGGCACTTATACGATCAAGATAAAAAGCTTGCTCCTTGGGTAAATAGAATAATCAGTAATCAAATTAAAAATTTAATAAGAAATAATTATGGTAATTTTTCTAGACCTTGCTTGAAGTGTTCTGCTGCAGAGGGCGAAGATCTATGTAACATATATGGCAAACAATGTAATAACTGTCCACTTTACGCAAGATGGACAAAAAGTAAAAAAAATGCATATGATACAAAGCTACCTGTTAGTCTTGAAAATCATACTCAAGAAGTTCATGATATGGTATATGATTCTATAGATATAGAAAAGAACGCAGAAGTTATACATAAGAAAATGTTGAATACATTAAAACCTCTAGAAGCAAAATTTTATAAATTAGTTTACATTGAACATAAATCTGAAGAAGATGCTGCTAAACATATGGGTTACAAAACTTCAGAAAAAAATAGAAAAATTGGATACAAGCAAGTTAAGAACATAAAGAAATCCATAATGATAAAAGTTAAAAAACTTATATATAATGGAGATATAGATTTAGATGTATGAATGATGAATTGTCTTTAACTGAAGAGCAGCAATTAAAACTACTCGAAGAGTGGAATCGTAGACCAGATAATCCACCAGCTTTAACTGAGTTAGTTAAATTAGCTTTTGATCGTGATGATTTAGACGGAAGAAGCAAAGAAGGAAAAGCTGTAAAAAGTTTTCTAGCTTCAAGACAAATTAAACCAAGGAAAAGTCACGAATACCAAGCTAAAGGTCTTATAGAATTAACAGAAGATCAAAAAGAATACATTAGTAATAATTGTGCAACTATGACTGGAATTGAAATAGCTAAAATTTTATTTAAAAATGAATCATTAACTAATCTTTCTCAAGAAACAAGAAGTATTCTTGATTATATGAAAACTATACCTAGTAATATTAAATATCTTAATGATACAAATGAAAATATTGCTACAGAAACTTATAAAGCTCCACGAAGCGAAGAAAGAATGGTTGTTAAAATCAATAAATATATATTAGATGGAATAGATAAAGAAAAGATTACTCCAAGGCAAAAGAAAGAGGTGAACTCTTTAATTGGTTATATGAATACATATAGATTTACCCATCAAATTAATCTTTATGATGATGAGAATGATAGGGATCTTTTTGAAAGTAGTTTTGTAAGATATACTTACGATAAAAGTGATTTAACTCAAGAAGAAGTTGATCAATATATTGTTCTTGCAACAGAAGTAGTCATATCTTCAAGTATTCAACAAACAATTACAACTCTTCAAAATCAAATTGATCTTGCAACTCAAGAAGATGGTAAAATTCCAATGACTTTAGTAGAAGCTAGTAGTACAGCTAGAAAAGAATACAATGATTGTGTAAATCGCCAACAAAAATTATTACAAGATCTTAAAGTCAAAAGAAGCGAAAGACTTAGCAAACAAGTTAAGGAAAATGCAAGTATTGTAAATCTTGTAGAAATGTGGAAACAAGAAGAGTCTAGACAAAAATTATTAAAAATAGCAGAGCTAAGAAAAAATAGTATTAAGAAAGAGATCGAAAGACTTGGAACTATGGATGAAATAAAAGCTAGGATACTTGGAATATCAGAAGATGATATTTTAAATGGATAAATTTATGTCAGTTATATGTAAAGTAGATGGAAAAGAATTTGCAAGTGATAAAGCTTTACATATGTCACTTAAAGGTTATGGTTTGAATAAAGTTAAATATTATCAAACATATTTTGAACGAAGAGATCTTCTAACTAACGAGCTTATTAATTTCAAAACTAAAGAGCAATATTTGAATAGTGATTTCAATGATAAAAATAATATGAAAAAATGGCTTAAGCAACAATCAGTTGAAAAAGCTCAAGAATATTGCAAGCAATTATTATCCAAAAGAAAACATGAGAAAAATTTAACTTATAGTCCTTCACAAGTAGAATTAAGAACAATTATGGCCCCGTCGATTGTTTTTTATAATAAAATATTTAATGATTATTATGATGTTTGCTCAAGTCTCGGCTTAGAGAATAAATTTATTCACCCAAATAACATAACTGATCAATTTAAAAATAAATTAAATAAAAAATCAATTATCTATGTTGATACAAGAGAACAGAGATGGTTAAAATTTGATACAAAGTTTGAAATTAAAACATTACCTTTCGGAGATTACTCTTGCAGTAATGATAATTGTAAATGTTTTATAGAAAGAAAAAGTTTAAGTGATTTTATCAGTACATTAAGCGTTAAAAACTTTGATAGATTTAAAAACGAAATAGATCGAGCAAAGAAAAGTGGAGCATATTTAATTGTTGTAGTAGAAGAAAAGTTGGCTAACGCATTAAGCTTTCAGTACCTTCCGCATATTAGTAAAAAAATTAAAGCTACTCCAGAATATATATTTCATAATGTTCGAGAGTTACTTCAGAACTATGATAATCTACAATTTCTTTTTGTAGATGGAAGAGGAGAGATGACAAGGGTAATTGAGTCTATTTTTACATCAAATTGTTTTTATAAACAAGTAGATCTTCAATTAGCTTATGACCTAAAACTATTATGATATACTCTCCAGATAAATATAAAAAAGATTATCCAGATATTAATACAGAATTAATGAATCTTAAAGGCGTTCTTAACGATAAAGATGCAAAAATATCTCTTGCTAAATTTTTAAGAGCCAATTTAGGCTTTACTACTGAGCTTATAAGTGGTATCAAATTAGCTCCGTATCAAGAAATTCATCTTAAAGGTTTATTAAATAGAAACTTTAGTATGTGCGTATTTGGTCGAGGTTGTGGCAAGAGTTTTATCGCGAGCGTGTTTTGTTTTCTTCAATGCGTTTTTGAACCTAATACTAAAATTCTAATCGCAGGACCAACTTTCAGAACAGCTAGATTCATATTTAATAATCTAGAAAAAATTGTAAATAGCAAAGGCGCAGAACTTCTTCAACAAGCTTTTGGTTCAAAAAGTAAAAGAAATGATCAATACGAATGGTCAATTAATGGTGGAAGTATCGTAGCTATTCCTTTAAGCGGAGAAAAGATTCGAGGATTTCGTGCTAATGTACTAGTTCTTGATGAGTTTCTTCTATTGTCGGAGGATATTGTTAAAACTGTATTAATGCCATTCTTGGTTGCTCCACAAAACATGAAAGAACGAATGGAGATTAGAGAAATGGAAGATACTTTAATCCGAGAGGGAGCAATAAAAGAGGAAGACAGAATGGTTTTTGAAAATAATAGTAAAATGATAGCTCTTTCTTCTGCAAGTTATACATTTGAGAATCTTTATAAAACGTACAATGAATGGATAGAGAAAATTTATTCAAAAGAAAACACAGAAGCATCTTATTTTGTATCTCAATTAAGCTATGAAGCTTTACCATTAGAGATGATAGATAAAACAATTATTGAAGAAGCTCAGAATGGAGGCTCAAGTCATAGTAGTTTTTTAAGAGAATACTGCGCAAGATTTATTGATGGTAGTGATAGTTATTTTAGCGCAAAAAAGATGGAAGAATGCACTATTCCAAACGGTCAGTCTCCTCATACTTTAATGAAAGGTGTTTCTGGAAAGAAATATATTCTTGGTATTGATCCTAATATGAGCGATAGTCCTAATGCAGATTATTTTGCTATGGCTGTAATGGAGATTGATGAAGAAACTAAAACTGGTACATTAGTTCATACATACGCTGGATTAGGAAATTTAAAAAATCATGTTAACTACTTATATTATATCATGACGAATTTTAATATTGTATTTATGATTTTGGATAATGCTGGAGCAGATGTATTTCTTTCTGCTTGCAATCAATCTGAGTTATTCAAGAGTAATAATTTAAATATAAATAGTTTTGAATTTAATTCTGATTTAGAAGGACAAGATTATGATCAAGAAGTCCGTAAGATTAGAAATAGTTATAATCTAGAATCAAAGAAAATAGCTTTTAATCAAGTCTTTACAAGTAACTTTATTCGTAAAGCTAATGAGCACTTACAGGCTTCGATTGATTATAAGAAAATATGGTTTGCTAGTAAAACTTGTGCTAATGATAGCTTCTTTGAATCTCAATTTAGCCAGAATATACCAATAGATCTAATGAAAACAGAAGAAAAAAAGGATTGGTCTACTCTTGATTTTATTGAAAATCAAGATGATTTTATATATCAAACTAAAAAACAATGTACTCTTGTAGAGCATTCATCTACAGCCAGAGGAACCCAATCATTTGACTTGCCTCAACATTTAAAAAGAAGTTCTTCTGCGAATAAAGCAAGAAAAGATAATTATTCTGCACTTTTATTAGTAAATTGGGGTTTAAAGTGCTATTATGATATAATGAACGCTCCAACCGAGGATATATCAAGCACTTTTATGCCTATAATGATTAATTAAGTGTAATATTTAAGTAAAATGAAGAAAAATACCAAAAAAATACAAGAAATTAAAGCATCTACAGAAGAGCAAATATCACCATTAATGGTTTATGGTTCAGAAAGAAAATTAACAGCTTCAGAAGCAAGAGGAAGTTCACCAGTTAGAAGAAATGCTGCTAGTACGATTGAAAGAACTAATAGATTTACAAATATTGATACTGGAATTATTCCATTTAGATATTCTAATTATATTAATAATTTATCTACCCTAGATGTAAGAGATGCTGTTATACTTTGTCAAAAAGCTTATTATAATGTTGCAATTTTCAGAAACACAATAGATTTAATGACAGAATTCTCTGCTAGTTCTATTTATTTAACTGGTGGAAGTCAAAAATCAAGAGAATTTTTCGATGCTTATTTTAAAAAAATTAATTTAACAAGTTTTCAAGATCAATTTTTTAGAGAATACTATAGAAGTGGCAATGTATTTACTTACAGATTTGATACTTCTTTGGATTCTGAGCAAGTATTAAAAATCACTCAAGTATTTGGTTCAAAAGCTTTAGCTAAAGACGGATCAATTAAAATTCCTGTAAGATATACTATAATTAATCCAGCAGATGTTTATGTTGCTGGTGGAGTAAATTATTCTTATAATATATATTATAAACTATTAAGTAGTTACGAATTAGAAAAACTTAGAGATCCAAAAACTGACGAAGATATAGAAGTTTACGAAGGACTACCAGCCGATATAAAAGAAAAGATAAAAAATAAAGGTAACTCTTATATTTTAGTTCCATTAGATCCTAAAAAGATGGCTGCAGTTTTTTATAAAAAACAAGATTACGAACCACTCTCAATTCCAATGGGTTTTCCAGTATTAGATGATATTAACTGGAAATTAGAAATGAAAAAAATGGATATGGCAGTTACAAGAACAACTCAACAGGCTATTCTTTTAGTTACTATGAGTAACGAGCCTGATAAAGGTGGAATCAATCAGAAAAATTTACAATCCATGCAGCAATTATTTGAAAATCAAAGTGTTGGTAGAGTATTAATCGCAGATTATACAACCAAAGCTCAATTCGTAATTCCTGATATCGGAAGTTTAATCGGACCAGAGAAATATGAAGTAGTTGATAGAGATATTCAAATTGGATTAAATAATATTCTTATTGGCAGTGAAAAATTTGCTAATACAAGTATTAAAGTGCAAGTGTTTATGGAAAGACTAAAGCAAGCAAGAGAAGTTTTCTTAAATGAATTTTTAATACCAGAAATAAGAAGAATTAGTAAAGATTTAGGATTTAAGAATTTTCCAGTTCCAGTATTTGAAGATATTAGTCTTAAAGATGATGTACAATATTCTAGAATATACAACAGATTGGTTGAGCTCGGCGTATTAACTGCTGACGAAGGAATTCAAGCTATAGAAACTGGAAGATTGCCTACTCCAGAAGAATCTGCACAATCTCAACAAAAATTTAGAGAATTAAAAGATCAAGGATTTTATCAACCACTTATTGGTGGTGGTGCTCAAGCTGGAAGACCTATGGGTTCAACTGGTACTCCTCAGTCTACAAAAAATGTAAAACCAATTGGTAGTTCAAAAGCCTTTTCTGTTCTTAAGATAAGAGAAAATATTTTAGCTGTTCAAGATCTTGAAGAAGAAGTCAAAGGTTCTTTAAGAAAAAAATTTGAAATCAAGAAATTAAGTAATGCACAAAAAGACATGGCAGAAAAAATTACAGAATTAATTATAGCAAATGAAGATTCTAGTCAGTGGAAAGCAAAAATACAAGATTATATTGAAAAACCATTTGATCAAAATTTAAATCAAGTAAATGAAATTCAATCAATTGCTTCCGAGCATCAAGTCGATAGTTATTTAGCTAGTTTATTGTATCACAGCAAAAAATCTGAATAATATAATTTAATTAGTTGGACTAATCAAGCTCTTCAAATTTTTCTATGATATAAGCTAATATATCATTTCTCATAATATCTTCGCGCCCAAATTTAAATGTGCATATACCCTTATCTTTACTTTTCTTGTCATCAAAAAGATTATATATCCTGTCAAACCCGCTATTCTTGATATCTGATTGACGAATATCTCCAATTAAAATTAATTTACTAAACTTGCCCATTCTTGTAGTTATTAATAATAGATCATGTATGCTTAAATTTTGAGCTTCATCGCATATAATGTAACTAGCATTAATACTAAGTCCTCTTAAAAAGCCTACTGGTAATCCTTTTACTCTTTCTTGTTTTAATAGCATTTCTACTTGATTTTTTGGTAATAATTCATGAAGCTTGTCCATAAGTGGTTGAAGATAAGGATCTAATTTACTATGAAGATCACCTTTGAGGAATCCTAGATTATGAGTTGAACTTTCTACTGGATTACGTACATAAAATATTTCACCAATTTTTTTCTGATTTATAGCATTTAGAGCTGCGTATACGCTAAGTAAACTTTTAGCTGTTCCTGCTGGGCCTTTGCAAAATACCATTTTAGTATTCTTATCTTGAAGTAATTGAATAAATTTCTTTTGATTTTCGGTCCATTGTAATTCGCGAATATTTAGGAAACCTTCAATTTTATCTCTTTGAGGAACAGGAACCGACTTGTCTTCTTTTTGTTTATGCTTTTTAGACATTGAACTTACTACAAATAATTACACCCCAATTGTATTAATTTTTAAATTAATTTTAATAAAGTTTAAACTTAATTAATTAAAGAATAACCTTCTTTAAATTTTAAATCTAAAGAAAATGAATTAACAGCTTGGCCTTCGTCAAATCTTTTAATAAAGTTTGCTCCAATTTTCGGCATAACTGCAGTATATTCTTTATTTTTAATTTTCATGTTAACATGAGAAGGTAGTACTGAAATGCTAGTAACTTTACCTTTCATATTTTTTTTGATTGCTCTGGCGATTGCACAGTTTTGAGGATTAGATTTTTCTCCTTCAAAAATGTTTCTTTCTGTTATGTTTATTGTTTTATTCACTTTTTATTTCCTTTATGTTGTAGTTATAATTATTACTGTCTTCAGTAATCCATTTTGGACTATTTTCAGCAGTATAAATATGACTATTTATTTTTCTTTCCAAAACCAATTCGTTTGGTTTTGTAGCGAAACTTGGATCAAAGACTTTAATTCTGTTATTTGGTTGAATAGCAAAATTACCATTATCAAGTTTAATAATATGACCAGCTTTGTGTTGATCTGGTTTTTGACTAAATCCAAAATTTAATTCGTTGTAATCGCTATGAGCCCAATCAAGAGTAAATAAATAAGTTCCCATATATTCGTTGCCAGTTCTTCCTGTATATTTAAGTACTTTATTTTCTAGTAAATAAAAAGTTGTTACGGCTATATGGTAACTAAAACTATCCCAAAGCTCTAACTCTGTTAATTCCATAGTTGGAGCATTTTCTTTATGACAAAATGCACTAATAGGAGCATGCCACCAAATTCCACCATCTTCCATAAGAAAATTAAAAAGCGGAGCTTGGCTAGGAAGACTTGTAACACCAAAAATTAAACATTTATATTTTTTATCAAAACTATCTTCTTGATTTCTCATATAGTTTCCACGAACATAACATTCTATCGGAGGAATATTTGCGTTCAAAAAAGACATTTAATATTATTACACTAATAGTCCTGTTATATTTAAAGCTATATTTTCTGTTCTTTCTATAATAGATAAGTTATTAAGTAATATTCTTTCGCCAGTTATATATGCTCCACCTGGAATATATGTTGAACCAATATAAAATCCATCGCTTAAATTTAATCTATTCGTACCTTTACCAATAAATACTCCATATCCTTGTAAACTGATATCATTATCTGAAATTAAAGATATAGAATTTCCGTCTTTGGCTGTTTCTAATGTTATATCTTGATTTAAAATTAAAGATGCTGTACTGTATATGCCTGACTGATTGTAATTGTCACCTTGAACTCCTGCGTTTACTCCAGCCAATTTTATTCCATTTGATCCTAATGTTATATATGAGATAGAATCTGTTCTCTCTGCGCTGTAACCATCAGTTTTCAACCAATTATTAGTTTGTATCTTTATTGATGTTCCTGTATATGGATAATAATTTTTTGCGCTAGGAATATTTTCATATTGAGGACCAGCTAGATATGATCCTATAACTAAATTAGGATAAGTATCAATTTTATTATAAACTCCATAGTATCCAGTTGGAGTTGGTGGGCTAAATTTATTTTTTAAATATATTCCGTTTGCAAAATCTATAGTTAATGCGTTAGATTGATCCGCATAATGATTTCTATTATCTCCATCAGCGATTAATGATGCACCATTTTGATTTTTAATAACACCATTTTGTCCTGCAATTATTGTGGATGAAATACTATTTATGATTTGATTATTGTATCCTCCAACTACAGTAGAATAACTTCCAGATACTGTATTATTTTCTCCTCCACCAATTGTTTGTGCTTGTCCTGCTCTTGAAGCTGTATTTGAATTATTCTCTCGGAAACTACTTAAAGTTCCATCTGCATTATAAACTCCATATAAATTTTCGTTATTTGTTATCATATATTATGCAAATGGATATTTTCTAAAAGTGCCTCCATTATATAGAGCGGTAATTTCTGTTTGATTTAAAACGTATTCATACCAAAATCCTAAATTTCTAACAATTGCTTTATTATTTTCTGTTAAAGTATTAGGTTGAGCACCGTTTATATTTCCAAGAGGCGTTCCTCCAATTCCAAAACCTTGTGCTTGAGGAATTGTATTAAATGAAAATCCACCATTATATAAAGATACTGTAGTATAATGATAATTTGCACTTCCTTGTAAAACTCCATTAACGTAAAATTTAGCAAGAGAATCATTTCTTGGATCAAACGTAGCTACAACTTGATAATAGCTACTATTATTAAATTGTGAAATAGATGGAATTTTATGCCATTGTCCAGTGACTGGATTACCACCACCAGCACTCTTTGGCATATTAAAGACTAAATAATTTCCACTAAATTCGAAATGAAAATTAAGTTGACCATATTTTGAACCTAATAAAAATCCACTAGAATTAACTCTTTTTGTTTCGAAACTTGTAGAAAATCTATTAGGATAAAGACCTTCTGGTTGTCCATAGTACATCATGGCTTTTGACCAACCAGGAACAGCTAATGTTCTATAACAAAATAATCCATTATTATTTGTTCCGCTAGTGTTTACTCCACTTGAGTTAAATGTAACATTTCCATTGCTACTAAAATAATCATTTCCAAATACTGGATCTGAATTTAATGTAAAATACCACCAATTATTTGGATTTGTAATACCAATTGGAGATACTGTAGAATCTACTGTCCATCCAGCTAATCTTGCTCTTGACCAATTATTATCTGCGTAACAATAATAAACATAATTTTTATCAAATGTAATTGTTCCTTTTTGTCCTAATGAATCTGGTAAATTTGGAGGATTTACTAATGAAATATTTGCATTTAAATTAGGATCTAGACTGAGTTGATAACCAGAAATAACAAATTGATTTGTATCATTATTTACATATAATTGTTTTCCAGAATTTAGATAATATATTGTATTTAATGTTGCCATATTATGAAATTCCTGCTGTAGATTCCAAACATACCCATCCAGTATAATTATTATTAATTACACCAACCAAAGCAATTGAAGCTGGGGCAGGAAGTGCTAGAGTAGAATCTGAATTATCAAAAATTTGATTAGTATTGTATCCAGTAATAATTAATGGATTTGTAGATTTTAAATTTTTTATAATAATTGTTTTTTTATCAGTTATATCTGGTAAGGACGCTGTATAAGAACCATTTGTTCCAGTGCAATAAAATATATTTATATAATTCGTTACATTAAAATTTGTGTCTGAATAGAAATTGTAATTAGATTGAATATTATCACCTAAGATTAAATTAGCGCCTTGATCATTTCTAGTTATACGAGGATACCTTAAATCTAATTGACCAGTATTAGTCAGTTGCTGTGTAAAAATTTGTAATCCATTAAATGTACGCATACCATATATTTACACCAATACACCAGTTATATTTAACGAAAAATTAGAATTGCTTGGGTTAATGTAAATTCCGCTTTCAAAAACGGCTATTTTTTTATTATCAAAATTTAAGTTAGATTCTTCAACTTTTATAAGTTTACCATCCAAGTTTATGTATTTTAAATCTATTTTAGTGTTCATAATTTTATAGTCCCTCTGGTAACGTGACCCCCTCTTTGTGTTCGCACACATCCAGAGTAATCACATGAAAAAAATGCGGTTTACTTTTTACGATAAACCCCAATATTCTCTTGACTTTCTTAAGGCCACCCGAGAGCGACCAACAAGTTGTCACGTTACTAGAGCTGTATAATTGATTTACCATTTTATTACACTTTGATTTGTTGGACTATTGAAATCTGGTCTAGATTTATATATGAATAATTCATTTTGTTCAAAACTATAATCTTTTCCAGATAATACATAAAATGGATTTGAATCATATGCGCCGTTATCTCTTTCGTCATAAAATTCTATATTCTTACTATATCCACTATAAATTTTTTCTAATACTGGATAGAAATTTCTAATTACTAATTGCTCTTGAACGGTCCTAGTATCATTTTCATAGTTAAATTTCATATTAACTTTTTTACCTTGATGAAGGTTTGGAGATAATGGTCTTTTAAAATTAACTTTTTCTTTGATTATTAATTCGTTTGGCATTGTAGTAGAGTATGTATATGGAAAAACATCTAATCCTTGATTATCAAATATAATATATGGATAGTATAATTTTATATTTGGATTAACTCCATTCGCAATTGGAGACCAATTATAACTATTTATTGTAAATTTAGAATATTGATTAATTTTTGAAATTGGTAATGATGAAATTGAATTTTTACTAGTAATATATGCTCCAGTGGGTTTATTTGTGGTAGTATTAAAACCATTCCATGAGCTATTATTAGAATACAATAAGCCTATGGAAGAGTAATAAGGATATATAGAAGCATCTGTGCAACCTTGACTGACTCTTATAGAAGAATTGTCAGTCACTCCTGTCCAGTTAAAATAATTATATGCATAATAAGTATTTATGTCTTGACGTTTTGGATTTGCATAAATTTTATGAGTATATGCATATGATGTTACTGATGTTGTTTTGTATATACTATTAAAATTAATTGAATCTGGAGATATTGTATAACTAACTCCTGTATTTTTTGGTTGAGCTAAAACCCATCTATTGGTATTTCCACTATTATATATTCTATAATTATTTTCATTAATATAATTATTGCTACTTTTATATACATACATTCCATTTGCTTCTGAATAGGAAGATCCGCTTACTATTAATACATCTCCACTAGCAATTTGTTGAAATTGTCCTGCAAAAGATAAATTTTTTGTACTATTTCCATAATTTATATTTGCTCCACTTTTTATATTAAGTTTAATAAATGTTTCTAAGTGGTGATTTTTTGGTTGTACAGTTATTGGTACACCACTCCATAAATTATATTCAGTATGGCCATTGCCAATGACTGGATGAAATCTTACTGACTGCAATGCTAAATTTTTGTATCTACTTTGAGGATTAAATACTACAAAATTATTATTTCCAGAAACTCCAGTGAAAAGATTTGATGGCGTTTTTTCGTAACTGTTTGGTCTATTTCCATCATTTTCAATAACCATATAAGGTTTTGCTCTCAGAGATGATATGTATCTTGCATTATTTGAATCTGTATTTAATCCAGACTCCAAAAGACTACTTTTTGGTTCGATAGTGAAATAAACAAAATTTCCAGGTTCTAGCCCAGAAGGAATACCTTGTAAACCGGTATTTTCATTTATATATCTTCTAAAAGAATTTCCTTCTAAACCAATACTTAACCATTTTTGTTTTCTATATTTATTTTTATCTGTAGAACCTGCTGGTACTGGTGGAAAAAAACCAGTATAAACATTATCAATAAAAAATTGTTGACCGCTAGATATTGTAATTCCTTGATTAGCATTAATATAACTAAAGCCTACATTAGGAATTGATTGGAGACTTAAAACTTGATTGTATATATTATTTGTTGGCATATTAATTTAAAACCCAATTTGTTGCAATTGAAGTTGCTCTCCAATCTCCATTCATTCCATTTCCACTAACACAAATAAAAATATAATCTCTATTAAAAGCTATTTGTCCACTATATCCTGGAGAATTAGGCGTAGAAGGTACATAATTTGGATTAAAAATTAAATTATTTTTTAGAGTTTTTTGTCCAGTTATAGTTTGATCTGTATTTAAAGTTACATATCGAGAATCTAATTGACCAGAATTAGTCAGTTGCTGTGTAAAAATTTGTAATCCATTAAATGTACGCATTTTAAATGATTACACTAATGATCCTTCAACTGATCAGTAAAAATTTGAAGTCCATTGAATGTGCGCATATAATTAATTACACCCTAGCCTCTTCTGTTGCAATAATTAAAATTCTTATAAATTTTTTCTATTATATGCTCTTTAGATTCATCCTTTTCTTCTGTTTTTATCTCTTGACCTGCAGAAGTTTGTATATCTAAATTTTCTTTTTCTTGTATTTTTGGTTTTATTTCTATATCTTCTTTTTTATTAGATGTTATGTTATAAGCTAATAAAAGTGAAACCGCTAATGGATCAAAAACACAAACAATTATAAGTATAAACCATTTAACTACTGTTTCTATTTTTACGTTAAAAGCTTCTGCTATAAATTTATAAGTTCCTATATCTGATTTTGTGATTTGTTGTTTTAAAGAAATAATATAATTGTCAATACCATTAATTTCAGCTAATAAAGTATTATTAATATTATTAATTTTTTCTATATTAGATTCTAATGATGATATGCCAGTTTGCATACTATCTAAAGTTTTAGATTTTAATTCTACTGATTTTTTATCTACTATTTTTTCTTGAGTATCGCTACTAAATAAACCTCCAGATTTTGTATTTGTAGTTGTGGTAGATTGATCTAGAGCTTTTGTTAAATTTGATTCTTGGTTCTTTCTTGTGTCTGTTAAAGTCTTAATTCTTTCGTTATTTGAAACTATTTGAGTATTTAATGATTGTTTTTTATTCTCTAATAAAACTACTTGGGATTCTATACCATCTATATTGCTTTTAGTTGAGTAAAAGGCTTGACTTAAAAATCCAAATATACCTAAACTAGTAATTGCCATCAATACAATAATCGCCGCTAATAGATATGATCTAATAATATTATTAATTTTTTGCCAATAACGATATAAAAAGCTAGTTGCCATTATTTTTCCAAACTCTAAGCTGCTTGCCATAATTATTGATGCTATAAAGCTACCAGAGAATAGTAAACCTATACCTTTCACAGAAAAGAAAGCCCCGCATCCTGCTAATAATAAAGCTGACAAGCCTAATAAGTATTTAAACATAAGTTCAATTTTTTGATTTATAATTGCCACCTAATCCTAAAAAATTGGGCTCGCGCACAGAATATAAAGGATTGGCCGTGGTAATTTTTGGTAAATTATTATCAATGTATTGTATATTATTTTGGATTGGCTCATTTGGTTTGTTTTTGTTTGATTTTAAGATATTGGTCTGACTAATAAGGTAATATAAAGATCCTAATAATATTGTTAAAGCTAATAATTTGATATTGTGTTTCATATAATGTAGATTACACTAGTTAATATGGTGTAATTTGCATATATGCCGTCTGGTAAAAAACATACATTTATTAACAGAACTGTGCAAGGTAGTCCTATATTTTATGAAGGATTAAAATCTATTATTTTTCAAGAAGCAAGCAATTACTCTATAAACTATGGATATTTTGATTATGCTACTTATGGTAATGCTGTTGCGTTTGTGCAAGAACCTTCTGTGAACGTTATTATAAATTATGTTATAAACCTTGGCGCTGGGAAAAGATCATGGACATTCTCCCCAACAAATCCTGCTCTTCCAGTTTTAGAAATAATATTAGATTTTCCAGGCACGAATAATGAAAATGCTCCTCCTTATAAACCAATTTGGGGTTTAAGTTATTCATTAGGAGATTTTGGTGGAGGTCATCCACCTTTTAGTCCAAATGGAACAGAATATAATATAACTGTAAATCCTGCTCTTACTTGCTATAACTCAGAAGCAGAAGTTCTTATGGAAGGTTGGTACGCTGGTCCTAGAATCTTAACTCGTGATAACGAAAATCTTTATACTTATTATGTGGGTGGTAATCCTGGAGATGAAACTTTAGATAGGACAAACTCTTCGAGTCTTTGGGTTTATAGAAATGTTGGAGATGCAATCGTAACATCTTTAACGGTTGCACCTTTTCCTTGGCAAGCTGAGTGGCCATCACCTTTTGTATCTACTAAACTTTTGCCATCTTGGAAGGGTGGAAATATTTATAATATTGGTGATATAGTAACTTTAGGTGGATTTAATTGGATATGTTTAGATTATGCACCTGCAGGTTATGGACCATATGGTGGTTATTTAGATGGTACTGCAAATGGTACAATATATTGGCAGCTTCTCCCATAGTTTGTTTTGGTTGTATATAAAAAACACTTTATAACAAAAATAGCCCCGAGGATTTTTTTACTTCTAAGTATATTCATTTGTATTGATTTTTTATAGATTTAGAAAAAGGGGTAGGGGTATATATAGGAGTATAAATAAAGATAAGATAAAGTATAAGCTATTTATTGTATTTAAATTAGGTATAAATAAGTAACATATTAAAATAATGTGGAGATTGAAGATAGCCCCCTCCTCTCTCTTTTGAGTTTTAGAGCGAAGTAATTTTTTCAAAAATGGGGTAGCCCATAGGCGAACTCAAACCTAGAAACACAGGCTAGGGATCTATATAAAAAATAAAAAACACAGAAAAAATGGGGTGGGGGTTTAGCGCTTTCTCTAAGTCG